ATAAAGAGTGCATCTTCTTCAGTGATAGATGTTGTATAAACTAGGACGGATGTTCCTTTATAGGACTTCCCACTCATAATACTATCGATAGAGTTATTATGAAGATATCCGCATACACTACGATCAGTAGCAAAGGATTCTATTATCGTATATTCGGTAAGCATTATGCAACTTCTGTTGTTTCGTTTAGGGCTTTTATCTTTCCTACTTTACATGCAAGGCGAAGATATAATAGTTCGTATTTAGAAAGACTAACCTGATATGTAATCGTTCCGCTGTGCCCACCTTGAGCCTGCCATTTAGCATTGGTTCTTGTTAAAACATCTTTGAAGTGTTCTCTTTCTTGTGTGTCGATGACTATTGAATATTCACTTCTCATTTCAACTGGATGCCTTCTAGCTTTTCTGCGAGCACATTCGGATCTAACAATGATCCTTTTGTATCATCGGCAACATTAAACGAGCCATCGGCATTCATGCCATCCACTCTAACTGTAATCTTAACAGTGTGTTGGTCATTGATGCGCTTCTCTTCCGCGAGTTCTTCCTCAGTGCGTTCGCGGCGGATCTTTACCCACTTCATACCTAAGCGAAAGGTGAGCGCAGCTTCTGGATCCATTTCCATAATAGTCTGTCGATCGCAGCTTCTAGCGTCATCGGGGTTGATCGGATGAATCTCTTCAAGCACTGTATATTCTTCTGGTTCCAGCCGTTCCACGATACGGCGGAACTTTGCCTCTTCATCGGCTGGAATTGTAAATGTAAATTTTGTCATATTATTTCCTATGTGTTTATTGTAACATTGTGTATATCTTGTGTCAATGGCTGTTCTATCATACCTATCATTGGAACAGATAGTTTCAGCACTACAGCTTCTTGCCTATCTAACTCGACAGAGTACAATACCGTCATCTCAGCCCTACCAAACTCATTTGATACAAGGGTGTATTTAGCCTTTTTGGTTGCTAGATATACTTCAAGTTCAAAGGCATTACTAAGTCCTGTTCTAATGAAGTATTTGGTCATGCCATATGCTCTTCAAATGTCCCTGGAGGATATGTTAACTTGAGCATTGTTTCAAATTCCTTATCAGGTATATAAAACACGATCATAGCACTAACTGTTTGAATTCCTAACCCAGGAATATGTTCATCCAGTTCAATGACCTTGAATATAGTTACTCCAATATCATCGGTAAGCCACTTCTTCTTGATATTGAGTTCCCACAGACTGCAGGTATAAGACATGAATTTCATCGTTGCCTATACTCTGCCTGCGCCTCGAGTTTGTGGCGAAGCTTTATAGCCAGTGCTGTCTCCGGACCTACTATGACTCCGAATCCAACCATCGGCACACCCTTGACCCAATCAAACATATCCTGACATGCAGGATAGACTTTCTGATCATGCAGCCACTGGAGTTCGATTTCCTTTTCTGCAGGCAACACATAATACATCATTTTGATCATAATTCATTTTACTGTAGATCAACAATTATCACAATCGGTATTAACGTATCCAGGCATTCTTATTGCCATATTTGAGTTTAAGGAAGACTAACTCTTCTTCTGTCGTCTCAACTACAAACAACATCTGATTGTTACGATTTCTACTATAAGAATAGATCCTAAAATCTTCACATTCTTTTTCTAACAACTTTATAGATTCTGCCTCTTTATAAGGAACAAACAGGTGTATTATAATCAAGATTCCTTAACCAGCCTCTCCATATCTGGTATACGGGTATGTCCGTTCTTACTTCCAAGTAGAACATATATACGTTGGCCTACTGCTGAGTTCATTATCATAACAAGACAACCACCAGCCGGATTAGTAAATCCAGTTTTAGATAATACAATATCAAACTTAGAGGTAAGTGGATTGGTATTGTTTACCTTAATCAATCTTTTATCATGTGATATCTCTGCTTTAGCTTGACTTGAGATTTCCTTTATGGTATTACTTAAGGATGCAACCATAAGTAACTTCAGTAAATCATGCGCGGTACTAACATTACCTCTATCCAATCCTGTTGGCTCTTCATAATGCGTACTAGCCATTCCTAATTCTGTTGCCTTCTCATTCATACGCTCAACGCAGCTAGGTAGATTGGAGCATAGAATTTGTGCCGCCAAGTTATCAGATCTGACAAGCGCCAGTGTTAGCAATTCATATCGTGTCAGCGATGCTACTTTGTAAGGGATGCTGCTATGCACCTGTCGCTTTGTTGGAATTGCTAAAGATTCTGTAAGATCCTGCTCTGACGCAAGTAATGCGACCATGAGCTTACTGATTGATGCAATAGGGCGAATTGTATCGCTATCTTGCTCTCTTAAGATTGTTCCATCTTCGCTGGCAACCAGAAAACTCTTTGCACTAAAGGCAGGTGCAGAAGTATAGCGCACATGGTGTCTATTAACTTTTGCTTCTGCATTACCAATTAACATGGTCGCCGCGCAAACGGCTAGTATCAGATGTTTCATATTTAAATTGTAATACATCTGTAACCTAATGTCAACCAGTAATAAGTCCTTGCCCTGGAGCCGTCCATAGTGGTCCAACCGATACCGGACCATACGTTGCGACAGGTGCAGAAATAGTTGTCCCATCATCTAATTGGAAACTTATTCTTCCACCACGATCGTTTGTATCTAACAGATTATCAGTAACACGCACCATGAAGGTGCCTAGTGTATTATCTACAAGGATCAATTGTCTTATTTCAAACTGTACGCTCGCAGGATTTTTAGGATACCAATTAAATGAAGTTATCCGGTTAAGGTCTGAACCTGTTAGTTTGAAATAACTAGGAATGCCACTCGTGATAACAATACCAACTATACCACTACCCTCAAAAGGACTTGTCGGTAAGGCTTGGATGCTTGCGATAGTTGTCATCTAGTATTTATCTATTATTTCCTGTACTTGTTTTTAAGGTCTTCTGGAATATAGGATACACGCATACATCCTGCAAGAAACGGATCTTGCAATTTAATTATGGTCGCATAGGCAGAGTTGATACGACCTGACATTCTATACCAACGGTTAACATATCCGTCAGTATCACCATCCCATTCATAATCAGTTTTGATTAGTTCAAAGTCTTCACCTAACGTCTCAAATCTTTCTAATAATTTAGGATGATCCTCGGCGCTAACTAAGAACTCAACTAATACAGATTCCTTCATGCTTCCACTGCTTCGCTATAGGTAATTCTGACAAGCGATTTATTGATATTCGAACATGTTGGTGTATAGGTTTTGTTTTTCACAACCAGGGACCGGATATCAAGTAGCTTCACAACTTCCTTACAAGAAGTATATTCTGATAGATGGATGTTGAGATGCAACTTTTTGTCGCTGAATTCAGCATCAATACTCTTTATAGAAGAGTTATTTGAGCCAAAGAGAATAGGTTCGAGTAGAGTAGTCTGTGTTCTGTCTTCTGCAATCCAGTGAAGAGTAAACACGATCAAAGTAATGGAAAGGGCAGCAATTAGATAATTGTTGCCCGGAATGTATTTCATATAACTCCTTGGTAATTATATACCTATTTATAGTTCTGTCTTGCACAATGCATTGAATTCACCTAAATGTGAATTAAACCCACGAAGGTCGAATATCGTAGTGCGTAATGTGCCATCTTTACTGTGCCAGGAAAATTTGACACTCTTACTGGTCTTTAATTCCTGTATAAAATCTTTGGATTCGTTTACAGAACGCATCATAATAGAATCTTCTTGTTCCCAACGAAACATATGGTCGATGGGACTAACGGAAGTCTTTGACGTGATGTATTGTCCCGTGTTGCCAGTCATTGTATTCCAAAAAAGTATAATGAGTGGATCATTATCTCTTTGGTTAGATACCTTTGTGGAACATACAAACCGTAGACTGGTAACAACTTTTTCAGTCTTAGAACCAACTTGCGTCCCTACTGCACCAGTATGATAGATATAACCGACCGGTGTCCTCTCCTTGTTGCCCGTGACTTCTGTGATTTTCCACCCAATGTCTTCACTCATCGCAGATGCACATACGCATAAAGAAAATAGGCCTACTAATAAGTTTTTCACAGGTGCTCCTTGATATTAAGGGTAGTATAATGTATAATGATACAATAAGTCAACAGAAGCGAGCTAAATAACATGGCACTTAACGGAAATCTAATGAGACAAAAAGTTTATATAATCTACAATAATACAACTGAGAAAGCAGCAGATAAGATATGTGAAAGAACATTTGTAAATAAGAAGTTCTTCTCAGAGGACCTCGAACTTACCACAGAGATGTTAAAGACAATGGCAGTCAATGCTATGAGTGAATATTTTTATGTCATTAAACCGGATATAGATATCTTATTTGATGATTTTGATTTTACATACAGGCCAGAAAAATGGGATAGTGAATATGTACACATCTGGAATAATGATAAAACCGTTCGTCTATACAATACAGATTTGGTAATAGCCCATCCAGAGAACTTTAATGATAATTCATTAGATAGAGGAGACATAAGCCTTAAGATACTCACTACGAAGATTTATACCTATCCTGTCTTCGATATTATATTTCTAAGTTATGATGAAGAATACGCTGATGCAAACTATAATAAACTATTGGAACGCTTTCCTAAAGCAAAAAGGTTACAAAATGAAAAGGGTATCTTGAGAGCCCATAAGTTAGCAGCACGTTTATCAGAAACAGATATGTTCTACATCATTGATGCTGATGCTGAAATAGTTCCTACATTTGATTTTAGTTATCAACCACCCTCGTATGATAGGAACTCTGTTCACGTATGGTATTCGCATAACCCTGTGAATGATTTGGAATATGGTTATGGTGGTGTAAAATTATTTCCCACGAAGGCGTTAAAGACATATCTCGGATCTC